TTCTACTCCCTTAACAACTGTTACCTCACCTTCGTAGGTGCTTGGTAGACCATGCTCTTCTAGAAGGTCAAACCATTTCGTACCATTGGAGGACAGTGAACCATCCTTCTTGTGACAGACCTTAGGTTTAGTCTGAACCTTGTATAGCTTACGCATAGGCATAACCTCAGTAAGTTCAGCTATCTTCTCCTCTTGTAGCTTAGTCAGCTTTTCTATTGATGACTTGGTTAGTTCAACATCTAGCTTCCAACCTTGTTGCTCTGCTTCGTTAGCACAGTCCATCTTGAACTCAAGGTAACGAAAGAACTTATCCAACTCAAGTTTATCCTTGTACAAAAACATAAACCTTTTCAATATGTTAGACCACAATGCTTGTGTAATCCTGACATCCTGTTCACATCTGTTCACATAGTCACCCAATGATAAGTCATCCCAATCTTCTATCTTCGGCTTTTCTATTCCAAAGTCAGGGAAGAAACTATCCAACCCATGACGTACTCTTGATGGGTTTATAACCCAAGACATAGGCAGTGTGTCAAATCGTCTAGCCTTTATGTCGATGTCAAGTATCTTATTGAGTAATGGTATATCGTATCTTATTATGTTATGTCCTACCAACCCATCCTGAGAAAGGAGTAGGTCTCGCATCTCATCATAGTCACAGGTTGTCTTTACAGTATCGTCACTATTCGTAGAGATGTAAGATAGGCAATGTATCTTTGTCGCATTATCAATAAGACCATTAGCTTCTACATCAAATATTATCATGCTACCATCCTGTCGTTGTTACTGTCACTGTCCTCTGTCAACAGTGTTGTCTCAGGGTCATAGTATACCTTACCTGCCTTGCCAAGTTTAGCAAAGGGTCTGTTCTTATCAACAACAAACTCTGTTGTGTTCTGAACTATCTCGTCCTCGTTCTCTATGTCTCGCTCAATCTTTATACAGATGATTGCTTCCTCCTCAAGAGATGAGGCATACTTTGTGCGTCCATCGTCATTGACCTGTGATATAAATACAACACCTATATCAAGTTCCTTACTAAGTTGTGCCATCCTAGCACCAAGAGATGTCAGTACAGATGTAGCACCATCTACACCTGTCTGACTGAGGTAAGCCAACCTCTGTACGTGGTCTACGAATATGTATTCTGCTCCGTAGACAGAAGCTGCAAGTCGAGTATACTCAAGCAATTTGAGAGGGTCATCATGTGAACGCATTTCGAATACTATAGTGCGTTCTCCTTGAGTAGCCTCCTTTGCAGCCTCTATCACCTGTTGTTCGGAGATACCATTCTCCTTAGCATCATCCTTAGTCCTTACGTTAACTCCTAACTGGTACGTTGCCATTGCCCTGTACGTTGTGCTTCGCATCTCTTCCATGTGAAGGAGTGCGATACGTGTGTCAGGGTTTTGCAACAAGCCTGTCTCAAAGTAACGTATAACTTCAGTCTTACCTGTACCTCTCGGTGCTTTGATAAAGGTCAGCCCACCCTTAACAATCCCACGAATTTTATCATCCAGACCTGTGTGTCCTGTCGGAGTGTAGTCGTATGGATTTTCGTTAAGGATGGACTGAGTGACCTCCTCATCTGAGCAGAAGAAATTATCTGGAGAGTATCGTTGTGGTTTGAGGGCAGTCCACTTCAATTCTTCTCCATCACCTGCCATGAGGAACTCATTCGCATCTTTGTGTTTAGACATTGGAACATAGTATAACTTGCTAGGAAATGCCTCGTATATTCTCTCGGCACTACGCTTACCTGCGTCATCCAGTTCCCCTGCATATATTATTTCCTTGAATGAATCCAAGTACTTATAGTTTTGTTTGATAAACTTCTCACCAATAGAAGCAGAGGGGAGAGACTTAACAAAGTACTTCTGTCCAAGTATCTGATACAAACTTGCAGCATCAAACTCTCCCTCTGTAATATACAGTTTGTTAGAGGAGTTGGAGTTGAACTCAGGACCAAACAGTTGGTTCATACCAACACCCCTGTCCTTTATCCAAGTCTTAGACTTATCGTTGTAGTCTCTGTACTTGACAGTGTGTGGATACTTGTAGGCATACCTGACAGGTTCACCATTAGCACCTGTCTGCACTTGTATTCCATATACCTTACACACATCAGGGTCTATACCTCTGATGTTATCGTAAGTCATTCCTTTAACTTCTGTAGTCATTACGTTCCCTCTCTTCTTCAGTGGGTAGGAGTCAGCCACCCAGTTAAATACATCTCGTTTATTCTTTGATGGATAAGATTCCCCACAACTGTGGCAGAACCCATAGCCATCGTCATTCCAGTTGAACGCATCCGATGAACCACAGTCGGTATATGGACACGATTGATGGGGATTATCACTCATTCTTTTCTCCTTCTCCTACTATTATATGTATTATTAAACATAAGTCAAGAACTTTTTCTCATATCTAGTGCAGATTTTGCAGTAGCTAGGTTGTGTTTGTTGTAAGGGTTCAAACTTTGTACGTTTCTATGCCCTGTCACAGACATGATTGCCAGTTGGTCAACACCACTCTCAATCAGTTCCACTATCGCAGTCTTTCTAAGGTCTCCCATCTGTAAGGCTGAAGGAAGCTCACAGGCAGACTTTACCTCATTTGCTAGTGTTGATACCTGAATATCTTTAATCGGACTGTAGCCCCCATTATTCGGCCTCTGATGAGGTATTACATACTGTTGCCATCCCCAATCCTCTTTCTGTTGGGTGAGTAACTCATGTAGCTTATCTTCTAGTGGTAGTTGGACAGTCGCACCACGTTTTGTCTGCTTAATTGTCACCATCTTGTTGTCTAGGTCAACTGAACCCCAGTTGAGTAGTCTTATATCTATTGGTCTCTGCCCCCACTCGTAGCATAGGAGGGCGAGTAGCCCTATGTTCCTCCATTTGAACTGGGAGAAGGCAGTCTCTATGAATAACTCCACCTGTTCCTTAGTCCAAGTCACTGAGCGAGGCTCATGTGAACGCTTCTTTACTCTCGCCATTGGGTTTGAGTCAATCAACTCAAGGTTGCGACAGAAGTTTAATACGACAGAGAATATTCTGGATAGCTGATTGGCATTGTCCACTCCACCTCTCGCCCACAACTCATATAATTCTGAGCAGTGGGCAACAGTGAGGTATCTCAGTGTGATGTCTCCTAACTCTCTACTAAAGAACTTACTCTCGCATATCTTGTTGAGACCATACGTGTATGTCCTCTGTGTTCGTGCTGACAGAGACTTGAACTGTCCTGTACTGTAGTAGTAGGCGAGTACCTGACGCAGTGTACTGTTGATGCTCAAGTTACCTGCTACTATCTGTCCTCTACGAAAGTCATCGACAATCTTTATGAACTTAGGTATCTCAAATCGTGCAGTTCTACCATCCTTGAATGTCTTGCTCTTGCATACACCAGAGAGCCTAGCATCCTTCGGTGGACTGAAACGATAGTGATAAGTACCATCAGTTTGTTTTATTTTTGTCGTGTACTTCATCTCTCTCCTTCAATGTTTCAACCATCTTATCTATGTACCACTTAGCTTTCTCTAAGTCTTGGATAGGCTTACCTTTGTAGTGCCACCTCCAGATGTACTTGAATGCTGCACCCCAATCATACGCTATAAACGAGGGTACATTAGCACAATCCATCATAGCCTTCATTGCGTCTATGCACTCTATCCCACCAGTAGTGTAGTGTGATGGGTGGTTGACCTCATCAGCAGGGTTACACACCTCACACTCAGGACAATTCAAGTCATCGTCTAAAAGGTAGCCACACATAGCGCAATGGTTCTTCGCTAGTATCGGTAGTTGTGTCATCCTTCTTCTTCTCCTTCTCTTTTATTTTTTCTACTGATTCAATCACGACTATTATATTATCAGACCAATCATCAGATGGGTCATCATCTTCTGCTTCCATCTTTACCCCCTCAAGTAAAACTGAACCCTTAGTTATACTCAAAAGGAACTTAAAGTATACTTAAAGTTTTATTTACTTTAAGTAGTAGGAGTTAATGTATTACTTTATGTTATACATTATGTATATATTATACAGACAGCGAAAATATTGTCAAGAGTTATTTTCAAAAACTTCTGGTCGTGGTGGTGGGAGAGGTAACGTCCACCTCTCTGTGTAGTCAATCATGTCAACACACATATTATCTGTATCAAAATATGCTTCGGCTTGTTTACACTCTTCTAGATTATCGAATGTAAAAAACACCATTAAAACAAAGACTTCTTTAGCCATCTTCTACTCCTTTGTATGCTTTTATTACGTCAGTTGAGAACAACTTCTTGATGTTGACGAGGTACATCTTGGATGCCTTGTGGTCTCCACCACTCACAACTTTCTTCTTGTCCAGACTGTCAATAAGTTTTCTTAGTGTGTCTGTTTTAAATACAAGTGTTGCATAAATGTCACCATCAATACACAGATTGTGAAACCAGTAGTCTGATTCGGT